TACCTGATAGCATGTCTGTCTTAATTTCAACAAGTTCAGGCTCTAACAAAATAAAATTATGCCATCTAAATAATTTCTTCCCTGCTTTATTTGCAGTTTCATCTTGGGTCAAGTTACCAAAGGGAATTGCCTCACCAAATTTCTCTCTTGATAAAGAAGCCTGAAGAATAAATTCAAAGAGATTAAATTCTCCATTGGAAGACATTTCCTCATAAAATTTCTTAACAGTAGGATCAGCAACAACTAAATCGAATTTAGAAAATGGGTACAATGAATGCATCATTGTGATCTGCTGAATATAAGGTTCTAGATTAAAGAAAATACGAATCCACTTCAAAATTTCCTGACGAGATTTGGGTAAAACCCACGAATCTGAGGTTAACTCAGGTGAGTAGAAGAATGACTGTGTTTGTGTAACAGAATACTCCCCAGTTTTTTCCAATGATGCAGTTTTATTCATGCCAACAGAAAATGCATTGGCTCCAGAATTCGGGTCCTGAATCCCACCATGAAATCCTTCGGGAGAAAGAGTTCCTGATTTCGTAACTTTGTTTTTACTACCTTTTGTACGGGCCATGATTAACTCCTCGAATTATCTTCTTCAATCTCGTCCTTTCTCATTTGCTCTTTCAATTGGATTCTGTTCTTTACCTGATCAATTACTTTGGCATATTCAGCTAAATCATTTGCACACTTTTCCAATATCACTTTATCCTGTTTCTCCATATGAAAAGTTGATCCAGCATTCCATAGAGCGTCTGCTATATACATTAAATATTTGTGCGCTTCATCAAGTGTTTGATTTGGTTTCATATTGTTTTTCTAGATATTCTAGATTTGAAATTGAATTATAATCCTTACAAAGACAGTGTGCCATTTGTACTGTACCAAACCATCTACTTGTAACAATCATACAACTACGTTCAGAAATAATATTTATTGGGTTAGAGAAATTCCACGTTAATTGTTCATGCTCATCTAATCGGTGAGAACATTTACAAGGCCAATCGTTTTTCATAATCTCTTTAGCTTTAATATATTAAATAGCATCTGCTCTATCTTGGTAACAATCATTGCATAAATTCCTTAAAACTATATCCTTATCAATTTCCAAGTCATAAGGATCTTCGCATTGTGTTACATCTTCTCTATCTTTATGACATCTATCGCAAATCATAGTTCTTTTACCTCCAATACAAGTCTACCATATTAACTTGGTATTTCCAACCTGTATTTTAGCATTGTTATTTACTTATAAACTTATGTTAATCTATCCTTGAGAAATTTCCCAGCTGAGGGATCACCGTTCTGTCCAGGTAGTGGAACTGAAGATCCGCTTATGTTGACTGGCCCAGCTATACCCATAGTGATATTCTTTAACGTTTGAGGGACTTTACCTGCATAGGATTTTTCTTGGTCTGCAGCCCATACTGCAAGCACATCTGCACTGCAATGATCGTCATGGCCAGAAGAAGGGTCTACAAAGATTTTGTCATTTATACCTGCAGTACTTCGATGCCTTTCAACAAGACCCCATTGATCAAATCCTTCTTTAAAAACTTTACTTTTCTTAATTTTCTCAATATTCGGATAAAAAACTCTACTACTGTCAAGTTCAAAAACAAATTGATCAAACATAGCGTTTTTATAATTCTTTTTGGTAATTGGCTCTGTGGCTCCAAAAGTAACTCCAGCTATAGGAATTCCCTCTTTCTTGAACAGCTCTACAATACCAATAGCGATATTTGAGTAGTCGGCAAGGCCCATAACACAATGAAACAGTCCCTCAGTAGGGTGAATAATGTCTCTAATCTCCTGCATTTGAGCTACAACATCACCCTGCCACATATACTTAGCTACTATATCTTTGGTATTATCGCCATTCTTCCTAAGAATTGTTAATACAGTCCAGTCAAGATCCTTTTGTCCTGGCATTAAGGTTCCAGAGGCTGTATCCAACCCAAAATAATACTTCTCGGTCATCTCAGGACGGCCTTTCTCAAGAATACTGAAAAGTCCAGATGCTAATTGCTTTTGCTGATCCCCTGATAGGACGAGGTTAATATCCTCCATCCATTTCATAGCGTATTGAGTATTCCACTCAATTTCAGAATATCCTTCTACCGAATCATAATGTAAAGCAGGATCATTAGGAAAAAGTTCCTCTTTAACACTCTTGGGCATCAAATCCACAATACGTTTGGGGTAATCTTTTCCCTCATAACGGATCGAACCCTGCAACCAATAAATGTCACATTCTTCCCATGATTTTCTTAAAAGTTTATACTTTGTCCCATTATCCTGGCAACTGTGCCAGAAGTTATTCTTATAAAGAGAAATTCCAATTTTTATTGTCTTAGAAATTCCCAATGAAGCCATCGGTACAATGCGCTCACGAAGGACCCAATCTGAGATCTTATGCGCTTCATCCAATACCAAGAAATTGAAGTGCTCTGACTCTGTTGTTGCAGTAACACTTGCAGAAAGTGCTTTTATTGACGATCCGTTTTTGAATTGAATAAAAGAATTTGAAGTTCGTTCCCAATTAATTAAATCGTGGATTTTAGAGGAGGGAGTGAGAATACGCCCGATAATATCTTCTTTCAATAAACGCTTAGAAGTTTCCATTTTAGGACCAAATACACCAACACGGAAACCTGGATTGTCAAGACAAGCTTTAACAAGAGCAATGGCAACACTATATGTCTTGCCTGAACCTCTTGATGCAAGAATGGCTACATAAGGTAAACTTAGGTCCAGGACTGCATCTAAAATTTCTATCTGGTTGTTATACAAATCAATACCGAGATTAACCAGCGACCAGTACGACGGATTAATGGCTGCTTGATTAATATCGGTTATTTGTGTTGACAACTCTTGGGAAATCATTCCGTAAAATCGAGACATTTCTTATCCTTTAATAATTCTGGTTACACCCACACTCTAAAAATTTTTCCTTATCTATTTCTACACTAAAATGACAACCATTCAAAGATGCCTTACTACAACTACTCCCTTCTGTTGTTACATGAAACCCTACCATACTATGATGAAACGCTTTCAAATGACCACAATCAGGACAGTTAATAATTGGCATTATTACCCCTTATTTGTCAGACCATTTAGCACATATAAAATTTATTTTTCACTCGATACAAGTTTAAGATCACGACAAGAAGAACAACGGAAAAGTTTCCAAAAAGCGATAAGAGAAGATTCTTTCCCCATTAAAAAGGAATAGATCTCTCCGTAGCTATGATTACATTTTTTACTCTGTAATGCCCTCGCTTTCGTCATCGTTTGTTCCACCTAAAGAGTCCCACTCAACTAACTCCTGCTGAATGTCTTTCATTCGCTGTCTCAGCACGAGGTTACTTCTCTTAATTTGCGAGTGGATTTCTTTCACTTCATGATCAATCTTGCGAGACTTGTCAACGCTCATGTTATTTACTGCCTCCATTACTGTTTCTATTACCAATAACTTTTAAAACGGTATCAAGAGTCTTATTGACTTCAGTACAAAGGTGTGTATATTCCTCGCGCATTTGCTTCCACTCAGAAATACGCTGCTCTTGCAATTTATCATAACGAAGAAACATTTTATAAAGAGCATACCCTAGAATAGCTGTTACCATTCCAGCAGGAGTTATAATTGCCCAAAGTTTAGGGCTGGTTAATAGGTCAACTAGAAGCTCCATATTAATTCCTTATAGTGGAGAGGAAAGTTCTTTAAGTGCAGCTAATAGTTCCTCATTCCATTGATCAATTATACCAACTTTCCTATTTAATGAAGCCTTTGTAAATACTTCTACATAATCAGCTAAACGTCTTAATATCCCAATGTTGTCATTTGCTTGACCTAACACACGATTACAGGGGCCACATAACAATCCTCTAATACATTTACCACAAGATTTTTCACCAGGACAGCAACTATGATCGTGATCTACACAAAATGCCTTTTCAAATTCAGATTGGGGCCTTAAACAACCAAGACATAAATTATTTTGTCTCAATAATAACTCATTGTACTGTGCTAAAGTAATCTTATAACTATACTGTAAACTATAATGTTTTACAACATCTTTATGCTCATCACGCCATTCTTTTTGTCCAATTTTAATTTCTTCTTTGTGTGTAGCTCTATATTCGGCACTATACTCAGCCTTTGCCTCTGGATTCTCTCTATTCCAATTCTCTGATAAAATTCTGGAGCAGATCCTGCATTTTCCTTGTTTATCTCTGCCACAAATAAAAGTATCATGATTTCTTGGACAAAATTGCTTTGTATTTTTAACTATTCGTTCCCCAGTAAGGACTTCACGAGCACGTCTAGCATACCACTCTTTTCTACATACAACACAACGTCCTTCTTTATCTCTTCCTGTTATTAGAGTATCATGATTATTCTTGCAAAATTGTGGCTTAGGCTTTGGTGCTCTCATAGCATTCTTTTCCTTATCTTTTAATTATAAAGGCTGACTTAGCAGTTTAAGAGCCTCAAGCATCTCAGCATTCATCTGAGCTAATTGTTCCGAAATAGAG